CTACTTAACAGTATCCACTTCCTTCACTTAACCCTTGTTGCGTATCATTAATCTCAACTTTCGCTGAGCGATAGCCGGCCGACCACAAGCATGTGCTTTGCGGTTGTAGTTTAAAGGAATGTATAGTTTTCATCATAGTTGTATTATATAGGCATTTTTGGCCTGTGGCAAGCACTTTTTTAAAAATATTTTTAAATTTTCCACCGAATTGGTTCTGGAACCACAGGTAGAGTTGGATTTTTGAAACCTTCAAAGACTTCCCAAAGGCATTCTTCAATAGCAAACTTAGTCAATAAACCAGTCTCTCTACCATGAGCATCTATTTCCCATGGGTGTTGCCAGTAGTCTAGTGTGTCTGAGTTAATCTTTTTACCTCTCCATACGGACAGGTCATCATTTGTTTCGTGTTGAATTAGTTGTTTCACGTGGACCATTTCATGTGCGATGGCCTCTAAGATTCCGTGGGCACCGATACCTGGATGTATCTCAATTAGAAACTCACGTGGTTCATTTCTTGTATTGTAACCCTCCGCACCACAGGACCCATAATCCTTCATACCTGCATCAAATCTGATAGTGGCATGACAGTTGTTACGGATTCGTGTGTTGGGTATGAGTTCCTTGGCGAAATATTGGGCTGCCTTAACAACATAAGGTTTGAAAAAGCTATCCGGACAATTTAGAACCCTGATATTCATGGAACCCTCCAAACCTTATTTAGATTCTTTCGACTGTCACTCCTGCTTTGGTGAGGAATTCCACACCGGACGTATCACGATAGCTATTACGATAATATACAGAATTGATTCCAGACTGGTAGACCAGTTTGGCACAGTCAAGGCACGGTGCGTGAGTAACAAAAAGAGTAGCACCCAACCCAGATTCAGTAGACCTGGCAAGTTTTGCAATAGCATTCGTTTCAGCATGTAGTACCTCAGGTTTTGTCTTCAGTTCTTTATTGAAGTGATAATAGTCATATCTTGGATCACTGAGTTCAACAGGAACAATATCTTCACAGATATTATCCCAACCTGAAGGCATTCCATTGTAACCAATAGAAATGATGCGGTCATCTTTTACAATCACCGCACCAACATGTAATCTAATAGCGGAAGACAATTCTGCAAATGTCTCCGCTGTTTTCATAAAAGCATCACGAAATTTAGGTTTCATAGGTCTACTGCAACATAGTCTTCTTTACCAACACCACATTCAGGACACTCGTAGTTGTCTGGTGCTGCATTGAATTCTGGTTCAGTCAATTCGTGACCACAGACAATACAAACATAAACCTTATCATTTACTTCACTCATTTTACTGACTCCCATACTTGTTGATATGCTTCTGCGTGACGTTGTTCTACCTTCTTCAACGCATGAAAACGTTTTTCTGCTTTGGTTAAGACAGCAGCAAATTGCTCGGCATGTTCTTTGCTTTCTGCGGCTTGCATACGTGCTTCTAATAATGCTTCGTCATTACCTTCACGTTCAGCTTCTTCTTCCATACGTGGATACATTTCAGTAAACTCGTGTGTTTCACCTTCAATGGCCATTTCCAAACAATGTTTAACGTCTGGTTTACCAAGCAAAAGTTCAAGGTGTCCATGTGCATGTAGTAATTCCTGGCCTGCTGTGTGTTCAAAGTGTTTTGCAACATCTTCAAAACCTTGTTGTCTTGCCATTTTTGCAAAGTACATATACTTGGTATATGCTTGAGATTCGCCTGCAAAGGCTGCCTCAAGGTTTTTAATTGTGATTGACATAATTTCCTTTCAATAGTAAAGTAACCTACTTGATTACTTATCATAGTATAACACTATTTTGAACAGAAATCTAATTGTTAATTTCTATCATCGTAATAGTATATGGTGCGCCCACTGGGATTTGAACCTAGGACCAACGGATTATGAGTCCGCTGCTCTAACCGCTGAGCTATAGGCGCAATAAACTGTCTACCATATTTCTTTGTTGTTGAATGGAATAGTCAACAAAAGCTAAACCATCAAAGAAACGGTCATCATAATAAGCACGAACAGTACCTTTTGTTGCATTGATTGTGGCTTCTTTCTCGCCGTAACCAATAGTAACAACAGTCATACCATTCTTCTTGGCGATGTGTTGCATCACCTTGTTTTCTGATAGGCATTGTGTGTAAAGTGTTTCTGCACCTTTCATCATTGCCCATGTTGCTGCTCGTTGGAACAATTCTTGTCCCAAACCACGACCACGATATTCAGGTGAAACCGTGAATCCCATTTCTGCAACCTTTTCATCGGTAATAGAAACGTGAACGGTACCAACAATAAAGTTGTCCGATTCTGCGATGAACCACATGTCGGTCTTGCCGTAATTAATCAATGACTTGGTCAGATAATCAGTCACGTTTTCATTAGATGCATTGTAACCAAATCTCAAGTGGCGGTCTTCACGTACAATGTCAACCATAAAATGGTCAAACAACTTGCCTTCGTCCGATTCATACATCAATTTACGTGGAATCATTTACACTTCTCCAACGAATCTTTACGCATCAACTTTGGTGTTTCTCTGATGCCTATATTCTTAATCACATAGACGAACTCAACACCATCCACATTTTTAGTGGGGTCAGGTAAGACGTAATACACCTCATCATGTCGGAAGATATTACGCATTTTAATTGGTTTTTTATCTAATGTTTTCATAATGTACTTATTATACACCAAAAAAAGGGGACTGTCAAGCCCCCTTTTATTATCTACCTTTTAACGCAGAGCTTTGCCTGTGTTCCTTGATAGACTGTATTGCCTCTAAGATACTTTTAAGAAAAGACCTCATTTTACGGCAATCTTTTTGATAGAGTCTTGTAGTTTCACCATATTGGCAAGACCAATCTTCAACATACCATTTACCAATTCGGCATTTTCAATCTCAACCTTATCGGCAAGAGTGAATTCACGACTGAAGTTACGGTTTGCAATACCTTTGAACACGAAACTCTCTGGTGCATCCTCGTCCTGTGCATTACCTTTTACGACAAGCTTGTTGCCTTCAAGTGTAATTTCAATATCTTGCTTGGCGAAACCAGCAACAGCCATCTCAATAACATACTTGTTATCTTTGATTTGCTTGATATTGTATGGGGGATATGTCATCGCCTTTTGCAACTGTTTTGAGGTCTTTTCTAGTTCCTCAAAAACATCGGTGAAACCGATTGTGAAAGGGTCAAAACGTTTGAAGTTGAACAATTCGTTCATATAATTCTCCTAATTAAAGCAAGTTTTAAAGTGATACCCCGAAGGCATATCGTTATTCCAGCTTACCTTATACTGGTCTGAACTATCGTGTCAGAGGTGTAATTACACGGACGCCTTATGCCGAGCATCAAACGCTCCCAAGGTAGGGACAAATTTGGCGGTGTTTCTTGGGTAGGTACAGCTCGCAAACCTATTCTTCCCATCCCAGGGAATTCTACTATTATTTATTCACCGAGTCAAGGTGTTTGTGGTTTTTTACCAATATTGTACTTTGGTGTTAACTGCCACTCATTCTTCTCTTTGTGAGAAATGATTTTAATTTGTGATAGGAAAATAGGTTCTGGTGTTTCTGTTTGTGCCTTATTGACAACCTTCAACAATCCCCAGTCTTCCAGTAAATTAACGATGGCATTCCTACGTGCCAAGTCATTCTCTGTAATGTCGGTTGGTTTACCATCCAATGCAAACAACTCTTTAAAATGTACCACGTAATATTGTCCACGTTTGTGAAGAATATGGCAACTTTGAAATAGAGTTTTATCCTTTTTGGATGCGACACCAATACGTGTTAAGGTTTCACGCACCTTCAAAAAATCATCTTGTTCTTGTAATGTAACTTCTACTAAATCTTTAACATCAATCATTTCACCCCGCCTTTGTCTGTTCTTTTTCTTATTTCAGCGATTTGTTCATCTGTAAGAATACGGAGTGCCTCTGTGGCCTTTTGGTCTGAATAACCAAAGTATGCTTTAACACACTCAATATCTTTCTCTTTACTGGCTTTTTGCCACGGAGCAAACTTCCGTTTCATTGGCCTGATACTATTTAGAAGATACTGGTACTGCATGTCCTTGTCTAAAGACGGACGAAGATTCATTTCTTGGGCGTGTAGAATACAATCCAAGTGATAAGATAAAGAACGATTGACAATATATGGGGCATAGTCAACAAAATCCAATTCACCATCTTGTTTCTTACTATGCAATACTAAGTTAACATAGTCGAATGGTGTCATTTGAATTCGCACTCCACCATAATTTCTGTCAGACAAGCCATGAGGTTAATTTCATGGTCAGCAACAAATGCAGACTGGTATTGATACTTGGCGAGGATAAGAACCAATTGAGGCACCGATCCGCCTTTAAGTTCTTCATATAGTGTGTCATACAAACTACGGAAGATACGTGCAGGATCGTTATCCAAGTTGTTGGTGACCCATTTACGTGCGGATGCGAAGTCTTTGTTTGAAAGTGCTTTGGTCAACTCACCTAGTTGCACATCGGAAACTGATGCGAGAATACCTTTATCAATTGTGCCACCAGCACTATACCGCTGCAACTCACCAATAATACGGCGATTATCAGGGAAATGTTTCGTAATAACTGCCGCAACCACTTCTCTATCATATGTGATACCTTCATCTTTCAAAATACCTTCAACACGTTTGAACAAAAGTGTGGCCATCTTGGCTTTTGAACCATTGGCTTTAAAGTCAATAACCGTGCAACGTGAGTGCAAAGGATCAATGATACGATTCTTAAAGTTACAAGTGAAGATGAAAGAACAATTACCGGAGAATTCTTCAATACCTGCACGTAGAATGGCCTGTGCGTTTGGTGTCAGATAGTCAGCCTCATCAAGGATAACAATCTTGCGTCCACCAGTGAGTGACATAGATGACGCATAGTTCTTAATCTTAACACGGACAGCATCAACACCGTTTTCATCCGAACCGTTGATGATGATGTAGTCACAACCAACTTCATTACACAAGGCACGTGCAACGGTAGTCTTACCGACACCGGCAGTACCACATAACAAAAGGTTAGGGATTTGTTTATTGTTTACGAATTCCTGAAATGTCTTTTTCAAAGCATCAGGAAGGATACAATCTTCAATAGTTTGGGGACGATACTTCTCAACCCACAACATGTGTTCACTCATTCAAATTCTCCATAATAAAAATATATTGTATCAGATTTTACGCCAAGTGTCATTCTCTTTGACGTAAAGTTTACCATCAGGACCAGGTACAATTTGGACTGATACTTCCTTCTTTGTGCCTTCTACATAGTCCTCACCCCAACCATTTACCATATAGTATTGATTCATACTATAAGCAGGTTTAGGTTTTGGTGTACCGTATGTTGCTTGCAACACCAATACAGGTCTTTTCTCTAACTGTTTCTCAAGGTCTTGGGTTGGGAATTCATCACCTCGGTAAACAATCTTAGTGGCTTCTTGATAACCTTTGACACCAACCGACAAAAGGCCTATAAGGCCTAATGTCTTTGCAAAGGATCTTCTTCCGGCCGGTTCCATTAACGGACCTCAATCATACTTTCAAACAAGGCTTCAAACTCTTTATCTTCCGCAATTTCCGTTTGGAAAGATTGTTTGAATTGTGTTTTAGCCATACGTTTAACAATCTTCTTTGGAACTTTTAGTTCTTCGTTTGCAACGTTGACAATATCTTTGATTGCTTCGTTATTGGATTGATTACGGTTCATATGTAATACAACCTCATCAACATAACCTTTAAGTTGTTTTAATTTAACATCATCAAAATCACCAAACAATGTGCTTACTTTAGTCATTTGCAACATCCTCCTGTAGCGTTCATCATTGAAACAATTTCATAATCTTCTTCTTCAACAATGATTTGTCCAGAATTTAGATTAATAACGGTCTTACCAATTTGTGGACCGTCAGTAGCTTTGAATACCGCAACAACGAAATTATCATTAATTGCGACCTTTGTGCCGTTAGTGGCATCAGTAACATAGTGTAACAAATTAATCTCCGAATTTAGAATCTTTAGCTTCAATAGCAATGAAGTATTCTAAGTCACCTGATTCATTTTTGAAATGTGATAGGCCAGCTTTAGAGATTTCTACATTGTATGTACCGTGAATCATTTTAAAGTTTTCTGTCAAAAAGACTGCTTTGAAAACCTGTGCGTTTGCGGCAGCACCAATTTGAATTGTGTTGGTGTGTGCAGAATCATCTTTTGCATTGAATACGGTAACGGATACTTTGTGTCCATCAGATTCGAATGCCAAGTTAGGTGATTGCAATACTGATGCGTTCTTCAATGCTTGAGACAAGTCTTCTTCTGTCAACTTGAAAGAACCATCAACAGATGGAAGTTTCAACTCTTTTTCTGGAGGAGAAACAATCATATTCTTGGCAGTCATGCGATATTTGGTCTTAGAACGACCAAACTTAAAGATAACATTATTGGCATCAAAGTCCAACTCTGTATCTTTACCCAAGGAATGTACCGACAAGAACTGGTTCAAGTCATAGATACAAAAGTCTTGGGGGAATTCATCTTTCAAAGTGGCTGTTGCAAGAACAGTCTTTGTAGACGAAATGGTTCTAATTGTATTGCCTGTTTTAAACTCCAAACCAGAATTAATGCTGGCAAAGTTTTTCAAAACATTCAATGTTTCATTTGATAATTTCATAATAACTCCTTATTTCAATTCACTCATTATACTTGAACCGTATGTAATACGCAAGCACTTTAATAGGTTTTGTTTTAAATCTTCCACAGTACCTGAGTTCATAATCTTGTGGTCAACAATTTCACCACCAATCCAACGCCATTCAGATTCATGCACACCTGTCTCAAACATAAAGTTTTCAGCTTTTGTATCACCTCGGTTTGCTTGTGTAGCGATACTGTACCAATGAGGTTTTAGTCCACGTTCAATCTCAATAGTTGTTCCTTCCATGTCATAAATGAATTGCAACTCATTTGCGAAACGAACATCAGTGATAACGTAGTTTTGATTTGGATTGTCCTCAATATACTTTTTCAACTTGATAACCCAAAAGTCTTGGTGAAATACATCACGACCAACTTCTGTACCCATCAACTGCAAAGCATAACGAGGTGTGAATGATTTACCGAATTCTTTAGTCCAGAACTCGTCTGGTTGTTCACGGAAATCCCGTGATGCTTGGGTGTCGCCTTCAAGTAAGTGACGAGGCCAACCAAACATTTCAGCGGTAACATCTTTAACGCCTTTGGCGAAAGACACAGGTGTGAAACCCATGTCTTTCAGAATGTCACCTGCTGTGCCTTTACCTGAACCGATAAAGCCTAACAGGCCAACAATCATTACATTTCTCCAACGTAATTAGCAACAGCAGGCATATCACCACGGAAGTGATAAGTGCCGATATGGTCAGTCTTCATCCAAGGACACAAGAAGATTTTTCCACCAATCTTGCGATACATTTGACAGAACATGTAGTCTTCTGACAAGTAACGGTCTGAACCACCACCTGTAATAGATTCTTTGGTGTCAATCACTGTATCAAAGAAGGCATGAATGTAACGTGAACCATCAAAGTTGGCTTGACCAACGTGGTCTGGACGGTAACGAATTTCGGGATATGCAGTCTCCATTTTAGCAAACACTTCACGTTTGACTAACATGAAACCTGTACCGATTTCCAATACTTCCAGAGGTTCAGTAATATTGAATTGTGCAGTGCCTTTAACTGGGTTGAACACGTAGTCACCAGTAACATTGGCCAATTGGTCTGGTTCAATATCTGGGTTGCGTTCGATTGCTTTCTTAACAGCACGCCACTTGATTGCCTTCTTAGGGTAAGGACCACCAATAACGTCTTTGTCTAACGCCAACAATGCAACCACATCACGTGGGTCGAAGTGAATGTCAGAATCCAAGAACAACAAGTGTGTACAATCCGAACGGTGGATGAATTCATCAACCAAATAGTTACGAGCACGTGTAATCAAAGATTCATTGAAAAGAAATGAAAATTTAACTTGAATGCCATATTGCATACATAGTGCCTGCAAGTCCAGACATGCCTTAGCATAAAGTCCATGGTTTTGACCACCATACATTGGTGTCGCTACGAATAGTTTGTATTGTTGTAATTGTTCTTTTTTAATTGAAATTTCCATTTTCTCTCCAAGAAAAAAAAGGAGTCCACCGGTTAGGCAGACTCCTTCAAAGGTTGATTAAGCAGTAAGGCTAAAACCTGTCTTAAGCGCAGCACGAACCATTGCTTTGGTTGGTTTACCCATGCGGTAAGATGCGACTTTAGAACCATCACCACGAGTTTTGGTGTTGGTGTAGATGACATGGCCTTCTTGGCGTAGTTCATCAATACGTGCAGACACGTTTGTGATACCGAAACGAGCACGTGCTTGTGCAACGGTCAGTGTGTTGTAACCCTCAGTTTTGCTGAGATAGGTCAAGATTTTTTGTTTAGCGGATGTAGTCATATCAAACTCCAATAATAAGTTAAAAATAAAAGTCTTGCATTTGCAAGTGTCACTATTGTACTATTATATAGTGACCGTGTCAAGCGTCCTACCGACCAACTTGTGGTAAATATTTCGCTTTCGTTTCCTCCCATGTCAGGAAGATGAGGTCATCATAGAACAAGGACTCATAGGACACGTTGTTCTTCTTCTTTAACATGGAAATCCGGCCTTTGGCATACTTGGTTTTCCAAATATCCGTCAAGGCCTCAACACTGGTATCGAAGGACTTTACCAGTTTATCTTCCGTAATTTCCTTACGGAGGAATTCGGGTGTATTGTCATATAGTGGTGAGAAGTAAATGCCACGTTGATGGGCACATTTAACCAATTCTTTTGGTATCTTCAACTTACTATATGCAAAGTGTAATGTACGATTCTTATGGTCACGCTTGTAAGGTAGACCATTGGGTTTCTTTGCTTCCCACCATTCAAAGTAATGTTTGGTGTGATTCTCTTTTACCCAATCGTATATTTTGTTGAGTATATCACGGTTAGGGTCAAAAGCAACTGAGCCACTACTAAATCCCATTTTATTCCAGTGTTCGAGTCCATCATACTGAGATAGGCCATTGGACTTTGTATTACCATATAAAGAAGTAGTAGTAACCCCAGCAAGAACGTCACCATATTGTCTTTTCCAATCTTGTTGAACTGTATCTGAAAGGCACAACAGTGCCAATAATTTACCACCCATGTAATTGAAACCGAGTGGTTGCAATGGAACAATGGTAGAACCAATTGCAGTATGATTAATCATATTGCCTGTAGTCTTAATATCTTTAGGCCAACCGATGTACTTGTCACGTGGTGTCAAGTCCAAGAAGTCAGACGAGATACAAATGACACCCAGGAACTTTCCTGTAACTTCATCTAACACAGTGTAGAATAGATTTCGTCCAATGTTGGAGTTATTCTTCATTGTGGAAGAGAATGTGCGTAGTGTGTTCCATTTGTCTGCCAATGGACCGTTAGACAAGACCATCTTTGGTTTCAAGTTGGCATAATCATCAGGTGATTCTGGCATCCAAATGTTATCTTTGATATCTGCAATAACCTTTTCAGTTGACATATCAATCAACTGTGTTTCATTACCATACAATGTGGTAATGTCACGTGTAGGAAACTTCTCGTGAACCTCGCACCATTTCTGGTACAAGGTATATTCACGTACATCCATTTGAGATTTGACCGTCAGGTCGGCAATAATTTCCTGACGGAGTTGTTCTGTATCAATGTGTTCAAAACGCTCTGGCTCATTTGAGATTTGCCAGAGGCGCCATTGTTCATCAATATCAGGGATTTGTTTTTTGGTTGCCATTCGCAATCTGTTTCATCATTTTAGGATTAAAATACTTGCGGTATGTCTTCTCAACTTTTTTCATACCAGACTTTAACGCAAGAGGTTTACAACGTGTAGTATACACGATTCCGTTCAAATGGTCAAGCTCATGCAGGAATACTCTGGCCGTTAGACCATGGAACTCTTTAACCTTCTTTTCACCTCTGAAGTCCTGGTATTCCACTTTGATTTTTGCCGGTCTGGTGATGGCAAGTGTCAACAATGGGAAAGAAACACAATTCTCTTTCATATGTGCTTCACCTTCGGTGGAAATAATCTTTGGATTAAAATAAGCCACATAGTTCTCACCACTACCCATGACAAAAACACGGTAGTTAAATCCACATTGAACTGCGGATAAACCCAACGATTTGTATTTGATACAAGATTCCACTAACGTAGAGGCAAACTCATTTGGGTCTACAGGAGGATTATCAAAATCAAACTCTGGAGCAACAAGCGAAAAGTTTTCTTCTGTTGGTGGCACCAGAGCAAACGTTTTGGCTTCTTCTGTTTTTACTTCATCCTTCGTATTATATAATACAATATCTTCATTATCACTCATAATTATTACCTCAAGTTAGTGCTACTGGTTTATCTAAGTTCTCTTTGACTTCTTGGAAAGGTTTGCCTTCACGTGAAACACATAACAACGTATTGTGTTCATTAACACCACGCAGTCTTGGACTAAATTGTAGACCGAAGTTGTTATACAATTCCATGAAAACCAATATCATGTTAATGTATCTTTGATAGTGTTCTTTCTGACAGATGTATGCTTTGTTTTGGCCAATGGCGAACAATACCCAATCAGGATTCTCAAACAAGAACTGTAATGTTCCACTTGTAACACCTGGATATTCTTGGTCATTGTAATCATCCATTGCAATCACACCACCATCAGCCATCTTTGTACTGAATGTAGTCAAGTCTTTAAGTACTGCACCGTGTTCATGTGAACCATCAACGTGCAAGAATCTCAAAGGACGGTCAAACTTTAATGTATCAGGTGTCAACAAAGTTGAATCACCAACACGCCATTCGATGTTGCCACTGGTACCATAAGTGTCAATGTTATTTTGTGCTTCTGCTTCAGGTACATCAACACACAAATCAAACAAGTATAGTTTATCGGTTGGTTGTCTGTAGTTAGACAATGCAATAGCACTACGTCCAAATGCAACACCAATCTCTGCTACATCGCCTTCAACATCTTTCTGTAGGTCCTTCAGAACAATTTGAAAGAGTGCATGGTCATAAACAAAGAACCATCCTCGTACATTCTTCTCTACTGTATTTTGGAAGTAAATTAGATTCTCTACTGAGGTATTAGTCGGTTTATATTTTGGTTGTTCAATTTGGCCAAAGTGGCCTGTATTTGTATCAATAGTAATAGTTTCACTCATTTTGCAATCCTTGAGAAGTTACCCTTCTTTTCAAACTTAATGACCGACCTGAATTTATCAAACAGTTGGTCGCCTTTGTGGGAGATAACAAACACGTTGGTATCTTGACCCATTTCATTAATCAATTTCAGAAATTCTTCCGTGCCTACAGTATCCAGGCTGGAATCAAATACTTCATCTAAGATTAATAGATTTGTGTTCGTGGAGTTTTTCAGTTTGGCAATCTGTCTCCACGTAAATAATAACGCCAAGTCAATACGCATCTTCTCACCTTCGGAGAAATTGGCATACGAGAACTCATCACGAAACCTGGACTTGATTGTTTCATTGAAGTTTTCATCAATATTAAAGTTAACAAAAAAGTCCATTGCCGATAAATACTTGTTTATCAGTTTGTTCATAATTGGTAGATACTGTTTAATAATGCGGGACTTGATGCCGCCGTCCTTTAACAATGTTCCTGCATATTCCAAATACTGTTTGTCTGCCAATAATGTTTGATATTCTACTTCGTTATCTGCTAACTCTGTTCGCAATGTTGTTAGTCGCTCATTGTCTTGCTCGGATGTTTCCACTTTGGTAGACAACTCAGTAATCTCCTTATTCAACTTAGTAATATAGTTTTGAATTGCGGAGATAGTGGCATTATTCTTGGTGATTTCACTCTGATGGTGTGTAATGTGATTTAGAATCTTAGTTACTTCTTCAATCTCATTAGTTACCTTGGTCAATTCAGACTCAATCTCCACAAGATTCTTTTGTTGAGTACCAATCTTGGTGGTCTTTTCATCAATCTGTGTTTGTTTCCAATCTGGTGTAATAGATTGTTTACAAGTTGGACAATCATGGTTCTCATTATAGAACTCAATATCTTTCTCGTGACGCTTGATGTTGGTTTGAATCTTGCCTTTGATTTGAAACAGACCTTTTGATTTCTTTTCCCACTTCTGTTTACTATCACCAACTTTATACTTCAACACATCAATGTGTTTTTGAATTAACTTATTGTTATTGGATAGTTGTATTGCCTGAATCTGTGAAGTGGCAATTTCTTCTACCTTCTTGGCCTTTTCGGCATCATTATGTTTATTGTGTTCATCAATAGATTCCAATTGCATTTTGATTTTTTCTTCAAGCAATGCAATATCATATTTGACTTTGGTCAGGCCTTCTTTGTTCAAAGACACCTTATCTTTAACCACACCATGCATGGTGGAAAAGATTTGAATATCCAATAGTTCTTCAATGATGGTTCTACGGTCAGCAGCCGATAACTGCATGAACGGAACAAAGGATGCTGAACCGAGAACAACAACTTGCGTGAACGACTTATAGTTTAACTTGAGAATTTGATTCTCCAATACGTCCTGGTAGTCTTTTGCAGCTGCGTCTTGGTTCAGCAAAACACCGTTACATGTAATTTCAAACTTATTGGGTTTGATACCACGTGCAACCTTATATTTCTTGCTGCCAATTTCAAAGTCAACTTCAACCAAACAATCTTTTTGGTTAATAGAGTTAATTAATTGTGGTTTATTAATCTTACGAAATGGTTTACCAAACAACGCAAAACACAAGGCGTCAAGAATGGTAGATTTACCTGCACCATTCTGTCCGATAATTAGTGTGTTGGTTGACCTAGTAAAATCAATCTCGGTCCAGTGAGCACCGGTTGATAAGAAATTTTTCCAACGAATTTTCTGAAATAAAATCATTCTATATTAATGGCTTCTACGTAAAGCTCTTTCAATAATGTTTTCAAACGTGTGTTGTCAATCTTTTCTTCACTGACGGAATCCACAAATTTATTTAAAATGGTTAGTGTATCTTCAGCTTCATTTACCATTTCATCGTCTACACCTTCACCTAGTTCAGAGAAGTCTTCGACAATAGTAATGTCCGCTGGATTAACATTATACAGGTTATTCATAAACTTGTCAAACAAATACGGGTTGGTTTTGTTCATTACAACCACTTTTACGTATGTGTTTTTATAACCAGTTAAATCTTTGCTGTCAATTTCCTTGATTGTTTCTACCTTATCATCATAAACGATGCGGTGGAACATTACATGAGGATTCTCAACGAATTCAAGATTGCGTTCAACCAAGTCAAGGAGGTGAAAGCCACGAGAATCCCCATAATCTTGCCATGTAAGTTGGTACGGATTACCAACATAATAGATACTGTCAGCATTAGACTTATGGTGATAATGACCGGAGAAAGTAAAATCAAACTTACGAAATAATCCACGTTTCAATCCCTCATGTGACGGCATTCCACGATACATTGCAAAACCATCAATCTCAAAATGTCCACAACAGATAGTAGCTGATGTGTATTCCAATTCTTCCATTGAAAGGTCATAATTGTCTGCACAAATCCAAGGCATCATACAAATATCGGCCTTGGTGTTTGCATACTCTAAATGTATTGTCTGTGGTGAATCAATCACATTAATGTTATCATACTCCGATAAAAGGAGTGCAACAGAATTTACATCGTTGGTATTTTTATAGTATGTGTCGTGGTTACCAGCCAGCATATGTACTTGAATGTCTTTTTCGGCTAGTTTGTCGAAAAACATTTCTTTAGCACGTTTCAATGTATAAAAGTTTACGTACTTTCTACGGTCAAAGGTATCACCTAATATTAATACCGTCTTAACGTTTTCTTCTTCCAGCTTAGGAAAGAATATTTCATCATAAAATTTTTGGTAGAAATCTAGGAAGATTGTTGAATCATTCCTAGCTCCAAAGTGTTGGTCAGTTATTATTGCAACTTTCAATTCGTTTCCTCAATTCAGAACTGCTATACGTGTGAGGTCTTTTATTATAATAGAACTCTTTGTCTAAGTGTTTACCGGTAAATGATTTATGCCGATATTCTTCACCAACAATTCTAACATCATAATGAACCGTTGTCAAGAGGTTTAACAAATCTTCTTCGGTAGAATATGGAATGATATCATCCACATAACGGCACCCTTTGAGTTGTGCGTACCGTTCATAAACCGATTGAACTGGTTTGTTCTTCTCTGGTCTATCCAGTGTAGGGTCTGTTTGTAATGCCACGATTAAATAATCGCAATGTTGTTTGGCTTCTTCCAACATTAATACGTGACCTGCATGAAACAGGTCAAAACACGAACAAGTAATACCGATTTTCATAATCACTCCATGAATTTCTCAACACCTTCAGGTTTTTTCTTGGCTTCTTTTTCTGCCTTTTTGGCACTTCTTGCGCCTTCATACGTTTCAATAAACTCTGAGATGTTATCATACATTTCAAATTGTTTAGTTGTACCGTCTTCACCTTCCATCATCTCAAACTCATCCAAAACACCAATCATTTCGGTTGCTTTGTATTTGACGTACAGTTGTTTCTTTTCTTTTTGGATTCTACGTAAGAACGCATAGTAGATAATCTGTGTGAAGTATGCGAAAGGATTGTTAGACTTATCTGGATTGAAGTTGTTGAAGTACATCAGACAGTTTTCGATACCATCTGCAATCATTTCATCTCTGTAAGTATAGTTGATGAAGTTCGGTTTGTGAGACAGACCTTCGGCAATTTTCATCCAACATTCACCAATGTAGTTCGGTATCTTAGGTTCTGGTTTGCCGGCATCTTTGGCTTCCTGTACTTTTGCTTTGTGTTCTACCAAAGCCTTCAGGAAATCACCGTTATTAACGTATTGTTTAGGTTTTTTAGTTGTCTGTAATGTAGTCTGGGTCATAATGTATTCAAGTTTACCATAAAAAGTGGTTGACAAAGGGCTTGACAAGTGATATAGTCCTCGGTGTAGCCCCGATGATATTAATGGATTGATATTCCTTTTTTAGTTTCTAGTTCTTCAATAGCTGCTAACATTTCTTCTTCCTCTTCCTCAAGACCTTCGTCCAAGGCGGCAGTCACTTTCTGTACTGCACTCATATAATATTCTTGGAAGTTCTCATTCGGTTCCATATAACAGAATATTTCCTCACGGGGAATCTTCACAGAGTTTCCTTTCATAGCGGCAAGAGGCAACCAATGTTGTAATACCAGATTTTGGTTTACCAGTTGAAACTCCATAGGAAATGTCAATTCAATCATACCAGCCTGTACTGATTCTGTTGAACAAATAACATCTGAACCATCTTTAAGTCTTAGAATTTGAATTGTCATCTTTAAGTCCTATGTTGTAAATTTTAAAAGAGAACTTCTCCTCAGTATATATCTTAACTCTTTCCACGAAATGTCTGAGAGTAAAGTTCATATGTTTCTTGTGTCTGAGGTCATCCGCAACATCATACAGAGTTGCCATTTCTTTACCGGTAGATTGACGTAAACCACGTCCAATAGACTGTAAGTTTCTTACTCTAGATTTGGATGGAGAGGCAAAAATAATATTGTGTAGGTTTCTGATGTTAATACCAGTACTGAATGTACCGTAAGAAGCAACAACAATCGCATCATTTTCCGTTTCCATAATATGTCGGATGTT